GTACCATGTAAATACAACTCCCCGTAAATAATAACAGATGGGGTAGTTACTCCGTACATCATAACTTTACAATCATCTACTATCTTAGCTTCAATGGTTTGCGCCCATCTGCTTAGCTTCCTTAATTTCGGCTCTTTTGCCCTTTCGTTTATTAGTATCTCGGTTGCTGTATTAGCTATATCACTTGTTCCATCTGCTTTTTTAGCCGAACTACCACCCCAAAAAGTGAAACTTATCTCATCCTTAGCGTTATCTATCAGCTTAACAATCTCTTGTAAGTATTCAATAGGTGGTGCTGCAAAGCCTATCGGGGCTGAAGGCATACTACCGTCCTGCGCTGGTGTTATGCTTATCCTCTCGGCTGGCTTTAAATGCGCTTTAATGCCCGTACCATCACATGCATGACATTCATCACCTTTATACACTTTCTGCCCTTCACATACGGGGCATGTCAATTCTATACTCCATGTTATAGGGTGCGCTTGGTATTTCTTGTATAACTGCAAATCGCTGTCATCCCTGAAATAACTAGCTATCATTTCTATAATAGGGTGTAAGGGGCTTTCATATACTGGGCTCTCAAAGCATGGTATGTTACTAATAACCATTGCTGGTATTGTTATATTGCCATGCTCATAGCTTGCAAGCATAGTAAATGATGCTGCACTATTACGGATAACATAATACTCTCGCATATCATCTACAACCCTGAACAAATCAAGGTTTAACTGTTCTTCAGTTATTAGTTTATACTTTAGTAATTCGTGCTTATCGTTACTATCTAACTGAAATACCACATATTCAGGGGTTCGCCCGTTTAATGAATAGTCATATATGCTGAATATACTTTTGTAAGTTGGGTACACATTGCCTGTATCGCCGTCTTTCTCGTTGAATATTAATCCCATCGGGTCTGATAGGAAAGCCTTAAACGCTACATTTTGCACCCACTCTGTAATAGATAACCCCCTTCTAATGTCTTTGAGATACTCGGTAAAATGTGCCTCCTGTGATTTGCTTAGATTGTACACTTTAACGCCACCCTTAGCAGTGAATACCTTATCAACTGGCTGCATGATACGTTCTATCAGGTCTTTAGTGGTCTTAGTTATCTTCTTCTTAATCTCGTATACATCTGACCGTTCAAAGAACTTTAAATGCTCCATATCAGCAATTAAACCGTTGCCTGTAACATACTTATTAAGTGATTTGGATAACTCCTGACAGGTGTGAACCATCACCTTATTAGGGTTATCTTTTATTATATCGAATATTTGCTGCTCGTTGTTAAAAATCATCTTGCAAAGGCTTTCAATGCTTTTCTTGTTTCATTTTCTATAATCATCGTTAATGCATCTGGTGCATCATCGTTTTTATTTTTACCCTTTGCCATAAACCCAGTAACCGCACTATAAAACTTATGGTGTTTGCTATCCCAGCTATCGGGGTAATAAACCATGTTTTGAACGTCTGCTGCATGGGTAAATATTCTTGTTTCTTTGTTTGTACTTTGGTGTTGCCATGTAAAGGAGGTCTTTGTATTACCCATTACCCTACATAGCCTTTCTACATTTCTTGCAAAGCCCCTACCTCCGTTATTACTTTCAATCATCACATCATTAACGCTATGCTTTGATAATATCCTTGCAGTTCCATCTTCTGTTACTTCCATCTTTTCATTTGTGTAATACACATCAATAATGTAATAACCTGTGATTGTAGGGCTATAAATTATACAGCATAAATAATCATCGCCCGTATCAGCCGTATCAATTACTGCCCGTTTCCTTATTGCATCACTTGGTAATGTTTTATATGTTTTGAATGTTTCATAAAGTAACCCTTCTCTTGCTTTGGGGTTGCCCTGATAAAGACTTTCAAATACATGTTTATCCCTGTTTTGTATAGCCTCTAACTTTTCTACATTATGCCTCTCTGCCCATAACGCTTCGCCTTCTTTTCTTGGGTCGTAGTCGTTTGGTTCGCCTATTTTTATTGCTGGGTATGTAAATACTTCCCAATCGTCAGGTTCTACATTAAGCAAATACCCAGCTAAGTCCTTTTCGTGCCATCTGGTAAACACTATCAATACTTGGCTGTCATTATGTAATCGGCTATCTGCTACGGTATTATACCAATCCTGTATGTTATCCCTTACGGTTTCACTCCAAGCACTTGCAGCATCTTTGTAAATATCATCAAGTATTAATATATCTACTGGCTCACCTGTCAAAGCACCACCAACACCAACGGTTTTAATGCTTCCTGTATCTTGCGCCCTGTCTTTATGGATTATTTCTATCTCATCCATTGTACGGGAGTAACCATCACTGCCATTAGAAAGGCTTATTTCAGGAAAGATACTTTTATAGGTGCTATCATCAATAATGCGCTGTATCTCCCTGTTAAACTTCCTTGCCTTTGCGCTTGAGTAGCTTGCTATTGCTATTCTTTTTGTGGGTGTTTTGCCTACTAAGAATGCTGGCAATCGCCTTGTTGACCCTTCAGATTTACCGTGCTGCGGTGGAACAAATACCATTAGCTTCTTTATGTCACCATTTGCAAACTTGTTAAGAACTTCGTAATATGATTTATGAAACCAATTAGGTGAGAATGTCGGCATCGTAGCCTCCGTAAATCTCAATAAATGGCTTCGTTTGCTTCTTTTGTCTTTTTCAATTAATAGCTTTAAATATTCCTCTCTTTCTTGCCGTGTCATTTACTTTTTTGATAGTTGCTTTATTTTAGCTTCTAACTCTTCATCTGACATGTTATTAAATAAATCCTTCCCGTCCTTGCCTGTATGCTCTATATCTTGCTTATCTCTCCATTGCGCCCTTTGCCTATTCTTCAACCAAAATATCATACTGGTTGCATCTGGAGGGTAGTGTTTAACTAGTGGCGTTTTCACTATTTGCCCATCAATCACTTTGATATCAACATCTTCATGCTCATATCCCATCGCCCTTTTGTATAGGCTTTCAGTAACATTCCCATCTGCTATTTGCTTACCGCTCTTTATGGACTCGGAAAACTTAGGATGTTTCTTTTTCCATTCGTGTATTGTATCTTCATTAACCTCAAAAAAAGATGCTAACTCTTTATCGGTATGACCCATTAAACACAGCTTATAAGCCTGTTCATTGTATTCTTCTTTATAGCTTGTAGGTCTTCCTCCAGACATTAGAATGTAGTGTTAACTGTCCAAGAAATTGATTGAGGTGTATTTGCAGTTGCCGTTCCACCGAACTGGTCGCATGATGGGCATGCTTTGTCTGTTGTGTCATCTGTGCCAGTATCACGGTTAGTTGGGTAACGTCCCGTACCACCGCAACGATTGTCTATATATCCGAAGTTGGTGCTATCGGCAGATATTGCAGTTTTTAGTTGTGTTTTAGCTTCTGTAAATACATCGGTTTTGTTAATGGTGTAGCTATTGGATATTTGAGCATCTATTGCAGTTGAGCAGTCGTTATATAATCCTGTTTTCTCTCCACCTGATAGAGATGTAGCGTTGATTAATGTTTGTATTGCTGTTTTTAACGCTGCTTTTGCTGTTGTAAGGCTTACGGCTGTATAGCTGTTTTCACTTTCCCCGTTAAATACTGCTATTGCGTCATCGAAGTGAGGTGGTCGTAAATAACCGTTATGCTGTAACTTGGTGATATCCAATGCCATGATACAAAATTGACATTAGTACTATATGTTTCTATTGCCTTTTACTGCTACTGTTGATTATTATGGTTATTATATTTATGGTTGTTATTGGTTTATAGGGTATTATATTTTATCGGTGTGGAGTCGCCACCGCTTGCGCTATGGCTGGCGGTCTTTTGTACTTGCGTTTTAGTTTGTCTTGAACCCCCTATAATCCCCCTTATTGCAGCAATGTACTGGCAAAGGTTAGGACTGAAAGACATTGCATATTGCTTCTGATGCTCCCTTCCTGTTGGTGTTCACCCTGCCGAATATCCGTAGGGGGTAATAGCAAAATTATTTGTGCCATTGCCTCTACTAATTGCCTTTTATTGCTAATTCCATGTTAACTATTAATCTATATGTTATTGATTTGTTAATGATGATAAATTATTTGGGAATTATACAGC